CCTTCATCGACCAGATCGGTAGTGTGACTGCGCAACTGCGTAGCAGCCGCCATGCCGATACACCACAGATCGACACGCCACACCAGAGGCGTCGTCTTTCAATTGCATCATACGAATTTGCCGACCTGATTGATGACCAGGACAAGGTGCGTATGTTGATCGACCCGACATCAAGCTATGCCCAAGCTGCTGCCGCAGCGATGGGACGCGCTATGGATGATGTCATTATCACCGCTGCACTTGGAACTGCCAATACTGGCGAAACAGGTTCCGGTTCAGCAACCTTGGATGCCACCAACAACATGGTTGGCTCTTCATCGTCAAACGATGGTCTGACTATCGCAAAGCTCACTGAAGCCAAGCGCAAGATGGACCTGAACGACGTTGATCCTTCAATCCCACGCTACATTGCTGTAGGGCCAAAGCAGATCGAAGACCTGCTTGGTACAACGCAGGTAACGTCATCGGATTTCAATACAATCAAGGCGCTGGTTCAAGGTGATGTGGATACCTTTATGGGCTTCCAGTTCATCATGACCAATCGTCTGGACATTGATTCCAATGACATTCGCTCCTGCTTTGCATGGGCTGAAGATGGTATCACTCTTGGTATTGGCAAAGATGTCCAAGCTAGGATTGATGAGCGCAACGACAAAGGTTATGCGACCCAGGTTTACTACTGCATGGACATCGGTGCTGTGCGGATGGAAGAAGCCAAGGTTGTCAAAATCTTCTGTGACGAAACCCCAGACTAAGAGAGGAGTAGGTTATGGCTAATGTAAATACGACTCTCGTATCCAACCTTCTGGCGCTGCCACAAGTGGCATCTCCTGCAAGGACTTTGCACGGCACAAAGCGTGTTGCAATGGGGACAATCGCACTGGCCGCTGGCGATCTTTCTGCCAGCGACACAGTGATGCTTGCTCCTATTCCTTCAAACGCAGCAATCGTGAGCATCAAACTTTTCAACGATGATCTCGATTCTGGCACAACCAACACCTGTGATGTTGGCATTTACTCAGAGAGCGACGGCACTTTCACCGCGCTTGATGATGATGCCTACGCATCTGCAATCACAGACCTTCGCGCTGCGGTGGGTGGTGTTGGCACAGATGTCACGTTTGAAGCGCGTAACATCAACCTGCTTGGTCAGCGAGTATGGGAGGATGCGGGTCAAACCTCAGACCCAGGTGGATACCTGTTTATCGGTCTGCTGTTTGATGCAGCGGGTGACACCGCAGGCGACCTTTCATTCGTGATTGAGTATGTCGTGAACTAAACAAAAGGGGGGGCGGCACCGCCCCCTCTTACTTGCAAAGGGGTGACATTGCTATGCCTTCCGTGGTCGATATTTGTAACGAGGCGATGGACCTGTTGGGCGCTGCAACTATCACTGCCCTGACAGAAAACTCCAAAGAAGCCAGATTGTGTAACCGCCGGTTTGAAACCGTGCGTGACTCTGTTCTCCGCGCTCACCCTTGGAACGTAGCCATCACCCGTGCAACGCTTGCCAAAGACTCCGCTACACCCGCCTTTGGATTTACCAGCCAGTTTACTTTGCCGACAGACCCGTTCTGTTTGCGTGTTTTGTCTTTCTTCAATAGTAACGTGGACAGCGACATAGCTGCCTACGACACACAGGTCATGTTCAAGGTCGAGGGACGGAAGATACTCAGCGACGAAGACACATGCCAGATTGTGTATATCGCCAGAGTAGAAGACACAGAGTTGTTCGACTCCCTGCTATCTAGCTCTATTGCACACAAACTTGCATCTGAAACAGCGTATGCAATCACCGGCAGCACCAGTGTTGCGCAAGGCATGCAACAGCTTTACGAGTTACGCTTGCGTGAGGCTAGATCAATAGATGCTATGGAGGGCATGCCCGATAAGATCATTGCTGATGATTTTGTGAATATAAGGTTCTAGGATGGCGCGTGTTTCAACTATTGTCACAAACTTTCAAGCCGGTGAGTTTTCACCACGTTTGGAAGGGCGCATAGATTTACAGAAATATAGCTCTGGCGCACAAAAGCTAGAGAACATGCTCATCTTTCCGCAGGGCGGCATTACTCGTCGTCCTGGCACTAAGTTTGCTGGTCAGTCAAAAGATGGCGGCAAAGTACGTCTGATTAACTTTGAGTTCAGTGATGAGCAAGCGTATGTGCTGGAGTTTGGTGCAAACTACATACGTTTTTTCAAAGATGGCGGCATACTGACCGAGGCAACCAAAACAATCACAGGTGCTACAGCAGCCAACCCTGTTGTCATAACGTCAAACTCTCATGGATTCAGCAACGGTGACAGGGTGTTTATATCAAGCGTTGCTGGCATGGTTGAACTGAACAATCGTGAGTTCACGGTAGCCAATCAAACTACAAACACTTTTGAACTGTCGGGCATTAACGGCAGTGCGTTCACGGCGTACAGCAGTGGCGGTGCCGCTGGCAAGATAGTTGAGGTGACCACTACATATAGTGTAACAGAAATATTTGAACTAAATCATGTGCAGTCAGCAGATGTTTTGTTCTTGGCTCACAAAGACCATGAGCCTGCAAAGCTGACGAGGCTGACAACTACCAGTTTCAGCTTGGCCGACATAGATTTTATTGATGGGCCGTATGAAGATGAAAATTCAACAACAACCACGATTACTGCAAGTGCTAACACTGGCACAGTGACTTTGACTGCATCGGCTGATTTGTTTGATGCGTCTAAAGATGTTGGATCGCTTTTTAGATTTAGAGATGTCATTGAGGTGTCTCACAGTGAGTGGGATACAAGCGATCAATATTCACAGAATGACATCATTCACTTCAATGGCAACGTCTACAAAAAGACTGACGCAGGCACCAATGAAGCAACAGGCGCACAGGCTCCAGTGCATCTTTCCGGCTCAGAGGTTTACGGGAATCATACTTGGCAGTATCAGCATAGCGGCACAGGTTTTGTAAAAATCACCGCCGTCACAAATGCAACTACGGCTACCGCGGTGGTGCAGAACAGCGGAACTAACAGTCTTATCAATGACTTAGTTCTACCGGCCAATGCAACGGCAGGCACAACTCGTTGGTCGCGTGGTGCGTTTAGCATCCGCAATGGTTTTCCTAGAGCGATTGCGTTCTTTGAGGAGCGTTTGTTTTTTGCTGGCACAACAGCGCAGCCGCAAACAATCTTTGGTTCTGTCACGGCTGACTTTGAGAATCACACCCCTGGCACTGTCGATGACAACGCAATAAATGTAACGATTGCATCGGATTCCGTGAATGTCATCAAGCACATGATACAGGGACGTTTCTTGCAAATCCTGACATCTAGCGCAGAGTTTACGATGTCTGGTGGCACAGGCACGCAACCAATCACACCAACAAACGTCAATGTTTTGCGAGAAACTACTTTCGGATCATCCAACGTTCGCCCGATACGCGCTGGCTCTAGCACTATCCTTATCCAGAAAGGGCAGGAGAAGGTCAAAGAGGTCACGTTTGATTTAGATACTGATGGTCTAGTTGGACGCGATCTCACCATCTTGGCAGAACATCTAGCGCGTGGTGGTCTTACCGATATGATCTGGCAGCAAGAGCCAGAGCTAATTCTTTGGTTTGTGCGTGCTGACGGTGTTTTGATTGGGCTGTCTTATGACCCACAGAACCAAACAGTAGGGTGGCACACTCATCCTATCGGCAACAGTGGCGTGGTCGAAAGCATTACTGCCATCCCATCAGGTGAAGAAGACCAAGTCTATCTGTCAGTAAAGCGCACCATCAACAGTGCGACTGTGCGCCATATCGTGTTCATGGAAAAAATCGAGTTTGGCAGCGATGTATCAGATGCGTTCTTTGTTGACTCCGGCCTGACATACGATAGCAGCGCAACGACCACCATCACTGGACTGAATCACCTTGAGGGGGAGACAGTGCAAATTCTTGCGGATGGTTCTGCGCACGCGAACAAAACTGTCTCAGGTGGCGCTATAACACTGGATCGCAGCGCCTCTACGGTGCATGTAGGCTACTCCTTTGACTCTAAGGTACAAACCCTGCGGATGGAGGGTGGAGCCGATGATGGCGTCTCTCAGGGCAAAATAAAGCGTATTCACGGTGTGACGGTGCGGTTCTTGGATACAGTTGGTGCAGAGCTTGGCCCAGATGAAAACAATCTTGATCGTTTGCCGTTCCGCGATAGTTCGATGAATATGGACACAGCCATACCGATGTTTGATGGCGACAAAGAGATATCCTTTCCATCTGGCTACGATAATGATGCGAGGGTGTTTATCCAGCAATCTCAACCGCTGCCGATGACAGTATTGGCAGTGATGCGGAGGTCAAACACTTTCGATGCTTAGGCTGCGTCCATTTAAAATTGATGATGTATTCAAGGTGCAACTTGACTATGACCTGCCGCGTGAGGGGCGTTGCGGCTTGGTTGAGCATCCAAACATTGATGCGTTCACGCTTGAAGATGACGACGAGATACTTGCAGTTGGTGGGGCGCATATCATGTGGCCTGGAGTGGCAGAGGCTTGGGTTCTGGTATCGCCAAGCGGCAAACAGCATGGGCGCTTGTTCGCACGTTATGCAAAACGTCGTTTTGAAGGTATGCTGAAAGAGAATCATATAAGAAGGATGCAGGCCACCATCCATGTTACAGATGAGCCAGCGATGCGTTTTGTTGAATGGCTTGGGTTTGAGAAGGAAGGCTTGATGCGTAAGTACGGTGTAGAGGGTGAAGACTACATCAGAGTAGCGAGGATAGCGTAATGGAACCAGGAACTATTGCAGCGGCGGCAAGTGTTGCCCAAGGAGTCCTGGGTTTCAAAGGCAATCGCGCTATGGCCAAGCAAGCGCGACAGATCGGGGAGTATCAGGCGCAAGTTGAAGAAAACAACCTGGTCTTGACGCAACGCGCTAGGGCGCAGCAAGAGGCATCTATTCGTGCAGGCGCAGAGAGGTTGCGTGGATTGCAACGAACTGCCACCGCAAAGTCCGGTGTGCAAATGTCTGGTAGCCCCTTACAGGCAATGGCGGACACATATTTCAGCACGGAACGTGACGCTCAAAGGGTGCAGTATGCGGCATCAGTAGAGGCTGCACGAGCAGAGGGTGCAGCAGCGATGCGTCGGCTTGAGGGTCAGTCCCGCGCAGCAGGCGCAAAACTCGCGGCGTTGCAAAGTTTGCTTGGAGCCGCCTCTGGCTATGCGTCTGCGCAGCAAGCTCAACAATCATATGATCTACAGGTCAGTGCTTATGAAAGGGATTTAGCTTAGTGCCAAAAATACCTCTTTATAACAAAGGTCTTGGACCCACTGTCGATCTTGCTACAGGCCAGCTTGGCACCAGTGTTGACGCACAGGCTCTGTCTTCTCCTGCAAGGCAGTTAGCTGCTCTGGGCGAAACCATAGGCAAGGCGGGTCAAACCTTTGCACAAAACCAAATTAACTATAACTCTCGCAAGGCAAGAATAGATTTTGAGTTTGAGAAAGCTGAACAGAACAGAGAAGCGCGAAAGATCGCAGACGAGCTTAGTCGTAAGTACGATGAGCAAGCCAGTGATTTCAATCTGAACAATCTCACGACTTACACAACGACAGATGTAGCGGCAAACGCCTTCAACATTGCGATTACAGATTCGGCAAGGCAGGAGATATCTGAGCTTGTCGTGACTGATCGTCAACGCACTTTGATTGAATCAAAGGTTTTGAACAGCCTTGCCCCCAAACTTTCTGACGCAAAAAAGAACGCTTACATCCACGGCACTAATGAAAGCGTCAGATCGCATGATGCAAGTTTTGCAAAGATGCTTCAAAACATACAACCTGACGACAATTTTGAAGAGTTAGCAGCAAAAGTTCAAGACGCACAAGAAGAAGCAAACATCTTGATTGCTAACGGTGGCACTCCAGCGGTGTTGCCATCAAATATTGAGGCTGCTGTCTTAGGAACATTTGTGCAAACAAGCATAGCAGCGGCAGTAGACTTAGAGCGTTTAGACCAGTTAGCAAAGACGATTCCTGCTTTGGCTGTGCCTAACGCTGTAAGGAAAACTCTTAGGAGCGATATCAGAGTAAGAAGGACAGCTATCATTGCTGAAAATGCAGAGGCTATTCAGGGGTATATCAACAAACTAGATTTGCGCGATTTCTCATCAGAGGATTTAGAGGATACCGCACAGCAGATACGAGATGGCAACGATGTTGTCACGTTGATGTTTGAGGTTCCAGACCCAGACGGGAATAAAGTAGTTGCGCGTCAAATAGATTTGACCGGCGCAACAGAGGGTCAAAGAGGCAATGTCATAAGTTTGCTGGATGCCGCTGCTGAGAAAAAGGAGAGAGAAGAAGAAGTCGCCTTGGTGGACACCGTAAAGACAGCGGCTGATGGTCTTTCTTTGACGCAGCTAGTAGATGAAATTGATCTTGCAAAAAAGGGAGAGGGTTTAGCAGAAGGCACAGAGGGTGTTGTGCGGTCTAGCATTTTGACTGCGCTGGAGTCTGAGTTTAACGAAAGAAAACCGCAAGTTGAGGCCCAAATCACATCTAATATGAAGAGAATACTAGACAACATCACTCGCCGTAACGGTTTGATAACTGACGAAACGCAAGATTTCATAGATCAAACAGCAGCGTTGTATCGCGAACTTGGACAAGATGTTGAGGCGGCTGATTTCTCAAATACTGTAAAAGCAACCGTAAATGCGGGAGAAATATTTTCAAACATACAGTTTGCAAGTCCAACAGCAAACAAAGAGGCAGTTGACGCGCTTGCAAAGAAGGTTGAAGGCCAAGCAGTTGACGCGCCCGTGAGGGCTTCTATCACTCAAGCATCTTTAATCAAAATGATTGAAAAGAGAGATAAGGAGATGAAAAATGATCCTGTGCGCTATCTCACACGCGAAAAGGGTGAGCTTTCAATCGACGAGGTAATCGCTCTCCAAAGAACTATGGGAGTTGCAGAGGTAGATATCAGGGTCACTGATAATGCCACCATCCTTTCATTTAGGAACGAATACGATCAGGCAGAAACCTATGATGCAAAAGCAGAGGTGCTTGAAAACTTTATTGGACAGTTTGGTGTAAACCAGGCGAGGGTCATGCGGCATCTCACCAAAACTAAAGCCATCAGTCTGGTCGATAATGTTATTGCTAGTCTTGGCAGCAACAATATTTATGCAAAAGCTGTGTTTCTTGGAAATCAACCAGAGGGTGTTGAAAGAGCGGCACAAACCGTTGCTAAGGGGGGGCTTGGTTCTACAGCCCTTGCGGAGTTGCGGGTCGGCGCAAATGAACGTATGAGAGAATATTCTTCAAGCATCATAGGTGGCGTTCTCACGGACGGTGTTTTGGGCGGTGGCGTGCAGGATGGACGCACCTCTCATGTAACAGGCATGGAAGATATTGTCGTTAACACAGCGGCTTACATACAAATGGCTGACAGAGCAATTAGTTCTGATGATGCACTTGATGCTGCGTTTGAGGCAGTGATAGGCAATCAATATGTGTTCTCAGACATCAATGGTACGTCTGTGCGATTTGAGTCATCGCTTGAGGGCGACTATGTCGGCATGACAGGCTTGCTGGAGTTTTCTCTCACTCAAAGCGAAGACTATTTAAGGTCGGTGGTTGCACCGCCCCAGCGTCGAGAAGGTGAGTCAGATCAAGACTTTGAAGACAGATCAAATGAATATTTCAGTGACCTTGCGCAACGCGGAACTTGGCGAACAACGGTAGACAATCAAGGCTTGTTTATGGTGGATCAGCTTGGTGGTCTAGTTGAACTGTTGGAACCAGAAGACAGTGACGAGCCTTTTGCTGCTTTTGTTTTTACCAGCATGGATCAAGTGCAAAATCTACTTGCGAAAGAAAGGGCTTTTAACGCCCAAAAAATCGATAAAAAAAGAGCCGAGTTGGTAAGAATGGGTTATGCAGTAGACCCAGCAACATTGACTGATAGAAGCGCTTTGAGAAAGTGGCGAGAGTTGACATTTGCTGAAGGCCCGTTGTTCTGATGGTTGATATTTTTTTTCCAGAGCAAAAAGACGACAAGCCTTTACGAGATGGCTATCACGACTTTGCCAAAGCAGGCACGTTAGATGTTCTGGGCGCAACCCTTGATGAAACTCTGTACTACAACCCAGCAAGTGCGTTGGGACGCCTGTTGGAGCAAAAGCTAGGCTCTGGCAGAAAAGGCACAACTCTCAGCGCAGAGGAGTATCAAGACAGCGAGTTTTTTCGTCCTGGCATAGAGGTTGGAGACGAAGGCATCACAACTGGTTTGGCTAGTTTATTGGCTGACCGGCATGATGAAAGGCGTGACTTTCAAACAACTCTAAGCCGTTCCAGAGGCGGCATTGGCCTTGGTGCAGCACAGTTTGGCGTTGCAATAGCTGGTAGTTTTCTTGATCCGCTGAATGTGGCTTCTGTGTTCATACCATCCGTAGCTGCATCTCGTTTTGCCAGCCTGTCTGCAAGATATGGCACATCAAGATCGAAGATAGCCACAGGCGTTGTAGATGGCGCGATCGGTGCTGCTGTCATCGAACCTGTAGTGATTGGCGCTGCTGTCGCAGAACAAGATCGTGATTATGGGTTGATGGACAGCTTTATGAATGTGGCGGTGGGTGCCGCCCTTGGTGGCAGTATCAATGCCGTGACCGGCGGCATCTCATCTTTTGGACGTTACAGGCGACAAAGACAACTCTCTAGGCTCAACGCTGTAGAGGCCGATGCAGCACAACGCATCTCAATCACGCAAGTGATGAACGACGAAGAAGTCAATCTTGCGCCTATTGAAGAGAGCGTACAAACGCGCACACAGGCTGAAGATGCAGCTATCAGTGAGAAAAAGATTGTCTACAAAACAGATGGCACCCCTGTTGAGGTCGAGGTCTTAGACGTAGACAATGATGGCAATATCACTGTGCGCACTGCGGAGGGCGAGGAGAAGAACCTTGATGCCAGTGACTTGCGCAGTAAATCGCCGTTTGATGAAGACTACGAACTGAAAGATGAAATGGGTGTTGGCGGCGACATCAATGTTTCTGAGATGGACGATGAGTTCCTGGAGACAAATCTAAGTTTGCAAAAAGAGATTCTTGAGGCGATCAGACAAAATGAGGCAGATGGCATTGAAAGCAATAGACTTGGCACGCCTGAGACGGTAGAGGCCAATATCAAAGCACTCGAAGTGGAAAAAAAGCGCAGGGCTGGCGAAACTGTGGACAAGCCCAGAGAACCAGATATTAGTTTTGCAGATGCACAAGAAATAGAAAAATTACGCAAAGAAGCTAAAAAAATAGAACGTGACATCATAAAACGCGCAGAGAAAGAGGCAGATGTCGGTTTTCTTGGCAGAATACAAGGGCAAACGTCAGCAGAGCCTGAGTTGCGTCCCACCGCAGAACAACAAACAAGACTTGGACAAATTGCTGCAAGGATCAGCGAGTTGGAGTCTGCCGCACCAAAAGCTGATGACATGGTAGATGTGCAAGAAGGCGTGATGTCGTCGCAGCAGGCAGAGGATCAGGCCAACGCCGCCGCAATGCAAGGTGATGGCCTTGGGCGTCTAGGCGAGTTCCGCGAAGAGGTGCAGGAGATCAAGAAGGAGTCAATCGAACTTGATGAGCCTGACCCTGTAGAGCTAGAGGCAGAAAACCAAGTGTTGCTTGAGGATTTGGCATCTGATGATGTGCAGGCGATTTTGCCTGCCGATATCAAAAAGTCATTGTCAGATGTTGAGCAACTTGAAGCCAAGGCAGACAAGTATGAAGAAGTCAGCAGGGCTGGCGCAAACTGCTTGATAGGGAGTCCAAAGGTATGAGTTGCGTAGATGCCGTCATGGAGGCCGCCAAACGCGCTGGCATTGTTCTTGAGCAAGAAGAAGCAGATGAGATCATTGATGTTCTAAGTGAGCGTCTGTTCAAGCGTGTTGAGAAGGCAGAGGCTGGCGAAGAGCTTGATATCTTCAATCTTGCAAAACAGATCGCTAGGCAAGCGCGTATCAACGTGGTGATGCAGAAACGCAATCGCATACTCAATGCCAAGGCTTACGCAGACATTTTTCGGTTTATCAACTCTGCGCCTGATGATCCAGCTACAGCGCTGTCAGCGATTATGGTAGGTGACGCAAGGTATGCTAGGGCTGGCATGAACAGTGTTGACGCACGCCAACAAGGCATCGGTTTGCAGTATGTGGGAGAGTTGGCTGCTGCTTTGCGAGAGCAAAAGCTAGACAAATTGTTTCAAAGCAAAGAGCTAGAGCCTTTGATCTACGAGGCTATGTTTGATCCTGATAGTTTTCGTCGCAATAGGGTAGCTAACGATGAGGCCGGTGCAAAAGAGGCGTTAGCGATTGCAGAAACGGTGCAGAAGGTTCAGAAGCGCCTCTTGAAGCGTAAAAATCGTTTGGGCGCTATGATTGGCGAGTTGAAAAACTATGTGGTGAGGCAATCTCACGACCCAATTTTGATGCGTGCTGGCGCAAAAACAGAAACGGAGTTCGCAGCGGCGAAAGATAGCTGGGTGCGGTACATGATGGAGCCAGGGCGTCTTTCTGGGCGCACCTTTGAAAACAAGCCAGCCACCGTTGAGCGTCTTGTTGACGGCAAACAGCAAAAAGTGCCTTACACAGAAGAGATGTTTCTGGGAGACATTTACGACAACCTTGTTTCTGGGCAGCATCAAAAGGTTGACAGAATGAGAGGCGATGATGGGTCACAGGATTCTTTAACGCCATTTACAGGCCCATCAAACCTTGCCAAAAAACTTAGTCAGGGCAGAGTGATACACTTTGCAACAGGCAAGTCTGCTTATGAATACGCAAAAAAATACAGTCGTCAGAGTTTTGCAGAGGCTGTTCTGAACGGTATCGACCATGATGCACAAGCGATTGGTCTGATGGAGAGGTTTGGCACCAACCCAGAGGCCATGTTCAATCGCGTTCTTGACGATATGAAGAAAAATGCGAGGGGTGAACCAGAAAAGCTAGATAAAATCAGGCGTCGTGAAAAACGAATGATTAATCAGTTCCGTGAGCTTGACGGCTCAACACGCGCTAGGGGCGCTGGGCGTCCAGTGTTTTTTGGCGCAGACTTTGCTGGCATCAGCGCTGGCGTGCGTATGATACAAAACATGTCAAAGTTAGGCATGGCTACCATTTCATCGTTTGGTGACATCGCAACAAAGGCGCATTTCATCAACACACGCACAGATCGTGGGATATTCGGCTCTTATGCCATAGCGTTCCGTGACATCTTCCGGCGTTACGGAAAGGATGAACAACGTCAACTGGCGTATCTGTTGAGTGTTGGCGTCGAAAACATGCTGGGTGATGTTCATGCCAGATTTGGTGCAAATGACAGTGGTCCAGGCATGATTGCCAAAGCGCATCAGATTTACTTTCGACTAAACGGTATGACATGGTGGAACAACGCACAGAAAGTGGGTCTTGCACGCATGATCTCTGCTGATCTTGCTAACTACTCCTCTAGGGCGTTTGGTGATGTGCCGCAAAGGACACGCTTGAACTTGCAGCGATACGGCTTTGACGAAACAGATTGGAGTCTGATGCGTCATATGGAGCAGAAGGCTGTGGATGGCGTAAACTATCTAACGCCAAAGGCCGTCGAGACAATCCCTGATGAGCTTATTGAGCAAGCCGCTCTAGCACGCGCAAATGCCACAAGAAAGCGCAAGCTGAAAAAAGCCACAGAGGCGATGAAAGATAAATATCGTGATGATTTGTCTACAAAGCTATCAACATATCTGACCGACGCGGCAGATACGGCTATTCCCACACCTGGCGCAAAAGAGCGTGCGTTTATGAACATGGGCACAGAGAGAGGCACGATCCTTGGTGAGGCATTACGCGCTATCATGCAACTCAAAGGCTTCCCAATCACCTATGTTTCCAAGGGAATGAGTGGTGCGTACTATGTCAATAAACAGTTAGGCGGCAGCAGCCGCAGTGGCGTGTTTGGCGTGGCACAGATGATGGTTGGCACCACAATGATGGGATATTTGTCGGTATCGCTCAAAGACATTTTGTCAGGCAGAGAGCCAATGGAGGTCTTTGACGAGGACTACTTCCTCAACCCTAAGCTTCTTACTAAGGCATTTGTGCAGGGTGGCGGCGCTGGCATTTACGGTGATTTCTTGTTTGGCGAATATAACAAGTATGGGCAAAGTTTTACGCAAACGCTGCTTGGTCCCACATTTGGCTCAATAGATGACATTTTTAGAATATACTCTGATGTGTTGGCAGGCGATATGGATGCCGTCACAAAGAACGGAGCAAGGTTTGCCAAGAGCCATGTGCCTGGATTGAACCTTTTCTACACAAAAGCAGCGTTTGATTATCTGTTTGTGTATGGTTTGATGGAGCAAACAAACCCAGGGTTTTTGCGCCGCATGGAGAGGCGTATGAAAAGAGAGAATGAACAGGAGTTTTATTATGCGCCAAGCAGATTTGCCGTTGGCTCCTGATGACTTTCGTACATTAACGTTTTCTGATACCTTTGGGCAGATTGGAGTAAAAAATGACTGTTAGCAGCCTCACAACTAAGAACAGTTACAGTGGCAACGGTAGCACCTCTGCCTTCAGCTATACGTTCAAGATTTTTGATGATGACGATGTTACGGTTATTATCCGCACTGACTCGACGGGAACAGAAACCGTCAAGACCAAGACCACGCACTACACAGTGTCCGGTGTGGGTAGTGCAAGCGGCGGCACCATCACATTCACATCTGGCAACATCCCAGCGTCAGGCGAGACTGTTTTATTGCTGCGAAACACACCGCTTACGCAGGCTACAGATTACACGCCAAACGACCCCTTCCCTGCCGCAACGCATGAAGACGCGCTAGATAAACTCACTCTTATCTCTCAGGACACCCAAGAGGAGATTGACCGCTCTATTAAGTTGTCGCGTGCCAACACGATGACAAGCACAGAGTTTACGGTGCCAGCGGCGACAAGGGCAAACAAGATATTTGGGTTTGATGCAAGCGGTGAACTTACGGTTACACAGGAGCTTGGCACATTTAAAGGGGATTGGGCTGCTTCCACCTCTTATGTAGCAAGAGATTTGGTGCGTGATACCAGCACTACAAGCATTTTCATCGTCAATGAGGCGCATACATCAAGCGGTTCCTTGCCCCTGACGACCAACACAAACTCATCAAAATATACCCTTATATTGGAAAGTGCTTTTTCCGGCGTTACCGCAGGCACTGTTTCAGCCAGTAAAGGCGTTTTGGTGGACAGCAACAAGGACATCACAGGCTTCCGTAATGTTACTTTGTCAGGCGATCTCACGCTTGGCTCTGGTGCTGTTATCAATGAGGCTGAGTTAGAGGCCATTGATGGCGTCACAGCAGGCACAGTAGCGGCATCCAAGGCTGTAGTAGTGGATAGCAACAAAGATGCTGCCAGCTTCCGTAATATCACGCTGACAGGCGAACTTGACGCTGGTAGCCTTGATGTATCTGGTGACGCAGATATTGACGGCACGCTAGAAGCGGACGCCATAACGCTGAACGGCACGGCCATCACAGCGACTGCCACACTGGACACAGGCATTTCAAACAACAATGTACCAAAGTTCACCAGCGGCGTGGCCGACAATGACTTCCTGCGTGTCGATGGCACAGCGATTGAGGGGCGTTCTGCCTCCGAGGTATTGTCTGACATATCAGCAGCACCCGCGGCTGGTAGTTCCAACATTGTCACAACTGGTGCGCTTGACTCTGGTAGTATTACAAGTGGATTTGGCACGATTGACACTGGCTCAAGCAATATAACGACCACAGGCTTGGGTACATTTGGCTCTGTAAATATTGATGGTGGCGCAGTTGACGGTGTTACCATCGGAACCAATAGTGCTGTTACGGATTTGCGCGTTGACAATCTAAAACTTGATGGCAACACCATAAGCAGCACAAACAGCAATGGTGCAGTTACTATTGATCCCAACGGCACAGGAAATGTTGCGCTTGGAAACTTTACGTTTGATGCAGATCAAAGCGTAGGTGCAGGGCAAGACAATTATGTTTTAAAATATGATAACAGTGCTGGCACAATTCAGTTAGAGGCAGAAACATCTGGTGGGTTATCAGATATAGTTAATGACTCTAGCCCCCAACTTGGCGGCAACCTTGACCTAAATAGCAACAATATTACTGGCACTGGTAATATTTCGACAACTGGAACCGCGACTTTTGCCACTGCCGACAATAATCCACAACTTACGCTGAAGTCTACAGACGCAGACGGCAGTGTTGGACCTATGTTTGATTTAAAACGAGACAGTGGCAGTCCTGCTGATTCTGATACTTTGGGCCGTATTCGTTTTTTATTTAACAATGATGCTGCGGAAGAGGTAGAAGGCGTTAGGTTAAATTCCATATTAGCAGATGCCTCAGATGGCACTGAAGATGCAACTTTTGTAATAAAACACATGGTTGGTGGGACTTTACAAGACAGTATGCGTTTTACAGGCACTGAAACGGTAATTAACGAAGGTGGCATAGACTTAGACTTCCGTGTTGAAAGCAACAGCAACGCAAACATGCTGTTTGTTGATGCAGGGAATGACCGTGTAGGTATCGGCACAAATTCACCGGCTTCTGGTACGACACTAGATGTTAGTGGTAATGGCGGTGGCGGTGCAGTTGTTAGTCGTATTCGTAACATCGGTGGTGCGGCGGGAGACGATGCGACACTTGAGTTAAGTATCGCGACAGCATCTGAAGAAATGAGGATTCTGTTTACTGATAGTTCTGGCACAGCGGGTCAAATTGTTGTCGATGGCGGCGACAATTCTATGGCTTTTGAAACTGGCACATCAGAGGCTATGCGTATCGACAGCAGCGGCGATGTTCTTATTGGCACAACATCATTTACCAGTGGTGGCGGCGGTATAAAGTTAGGTGCTACCACAGCAAGCAGAGAATTTAGCGCCGACAATACTGGAGCAAGACAGCAAATAGGTTTTCATAATCCGAATGGCGAAGTTGGGTCAATCTTTACTAGTGGAAGTGCAACAACTTTCTCTACCTCATCAGACTATCGCCTTAAAGAAAATGTGGTTGCATTGAGTAATGCAATTACTCGCGTAAAAACATTAGCACCAAAGCGATTCAATTTTATTGCTGATGCTAATACAACATTCGACGGTTTTCTTGCACACGAAGCACAAGCTGTTGTGCCAGAAGCAGTCATTGGCACACACAATGAAGTCGAGACTTGGACACAGCAACAAATTGATGACGGTGATGCACCGGACGGCACATCTGCTGGTGACAACAAGCTGGATGAAGATGACAATACCATTCCTGTTATGCAGGGCATAGACCACAGCAAGCTGGTGCCACTTCTAACCGGCGCACTGCAAGAAGCTATTGCGAAGATTGAAACGCTCGAAACTAAGGTCGCCGCGCTTGAGGCCGGATCGTGAGCAAGCCCACGGCAGCATCTGTCCAAGCACAGATTGACACTCACGAAGCTGTTTGTGCAGAGCGCTGGAAAGAAACTATTCTGCGCATCAAGCGCATCGAACATATTATGATTGGCACTGCTGGCACGACGATTATTTTATTGTTAGGAATTATTATTAATGGATGATCCATGTCTTTCTTTTGTTTGTTTTTGTTGGGCTAGGTGAGGATAAAAGGCTCGTTAGTAACGATATGTATTTCCGCAGTGTTGATGACTGCGTGTACTTTGCACAAAGACTGCACAATCAGGGACACAACATCACCGCTTACTGTCTGCCAAAAATGGTAGACGAGAACACAAAGGTCTACTGATGGACCCCATATCAGCAATGGCAACTGCCTCTGCCGCCTTTTCAGCCCTCAAGAAGGGCTTTGCTATTGGGCGTGATTTAGAGTCAATGGCTTCTGACTTGTCGCGGTGGATGGGTGCGCTTTCTGACCTAGATCAAGCTGAGAAAGAAGCCAAGAACCCCCCCATATTTAAAAAACTTTTTGGCGGTCAAAGCGTTGAGCAAGAAGCCGCAAATGTGTGGGCCGCCAAACGAAAAGCGACTGCGCAAAGAGACGAATTACGTCAATGGGTGCAGTTAACGCTCGGTCAAAAGGCTTGGGCAGATTTGGTCGCTGAAGAGGGGCGTATTAGGAAAAGACGCCAAGAGACGCTGTATCGGCAGCGAGAGCGCAGGCGCAAGTTCGTAGAGATTGCCGCCTGGACGGTTATGATTGGCGCGGGTATTGCCGTTCTTACATCCTTTGTCTTGCTTCTCAAGTCACACTCGGCCACAGCAGATGATTGGGCGAATGACATGACTGTGTGCCGCCTTGTGAAATGTATGAAGGTTAACAAAACACAAGAGGCTTGCGTCTTTAGGGGTGCGCACAATACACAGGAAACACTGTTTTTTGAGTATGGCGAGTGGAAGCCGCGTGAGTATCTGTGCCAGTGGAACCCAGATCAGCCGCCGCCACCCAATGTGTACGATGTATTAGAGGCCATCAAGGAGAGCCAGTGATGACGGTAGAAGATGTAGCAAGGAAGATGCTGGAGTTGCGCATTTTACCGCGTTTTATGATGCTGATTATGACAGGTGTTTATGTGCGCTGTATTGAATGGGCGCTATCGCAACCGGATTTGTCAACGCAGCAAAGTGCGTTGATATCCGTGGTCACAGGTGCCATGACGGGTAGTTTGGCAGTCTGGCTGAATTCGGAGAAGCACTGATGTTACAAGCGTTGATACCGGCTATCACAGAGCTTGCTGGTGGCTGGCTCAAGGGCAAGGCAGAGGAGAAGGCTGCACAGTCTAGGGTCAAGGTAGCCAAGGCAGAGGCCGAGGCAGAGGTGATGAAAGTTGCCGCCACGCATGAAGCTGGCTGGGAAAAGATCATGGCTGAAGCCAGCAAAGATAGCTGGAAGGATGAAGCCTGGACGATTTTGTTCATAGTTATCATAGGCATGTGCTTCATCCCGCCTATGCAACCGTATGTCGATCAGGGCTTTGCCGTGTTGGAGTCCACGCCTGATTGGTTCCAGTGGGCCATGTATGCTAGTATTGCTGCGTCATTTGGTTTGAGAGGGATCAAGGGGCTGAAGAAATGACACGCAAGTTTCCAAAAGTTCCCAAGACAAAGGGCGGCGTGCCAAAGAAATATGTGCGCGGTGCCAAGAACCCCAAGAAGCGTGAGGCAGAAATCAAGCGCACGCGGCGTCTTTACAAACAAGGCAAACTCACCAAAGCTATGATGGATCGCATCAGCAGGGAGAGGAGTCGCGGATGAGCAAAGCAGCCGTCATCGCCAAATATTCCAAGTCCTCTGGCATATCCAAGTCAACTCTCAGTAAGGTGTACTCCAGAGGGTTGGGCGCATACTATTCCCAGGGCAGTAGACCAAAGGTTTCTGCGCATCAGTGGGCGGCTGGAAGAGTACGCTCATTTGCCACGGGCAAGGGCGGGGCGAGAAAGGCAGACGCCGACTTGTTGCGTAAAAAGAAAGGCAAGAAAGCATGATGAAGAAAGCTACAAGGGCAAAGGTAAAGACAGTTGCCAAGAAGCTGCGCGGTGCATCGAAGGCACATGCGGGGCAAGCCAAGATGCTTGAGTCTTTGTTGAAAAAGCCAAAGCGTAAAAGGAGAACATGATGCCTGGTAAAAAATACTCTCCCAAGCAGAAGAAACTTGCAAGGGTTGCTGCGCCTAGGAACAAGATCACTGGCGCCGACTTTGCCAAGCTGCGCAAGGGCAAAAAGAAGAAAGCGCGTGCATGAACAAGGACCAGCTTAGAGAAGAGCTTGCAGAAGACGAAGGCTGCAAGTTTGAGATTTACCTAGACCACTTGGGCTTGCCGACTTTTGGCATTGGGCATCTGGTGGTTGATGGCGATCCTGAACATGGGCAACCTGTGGGTACACCTGTTGAGGACGAGCGTGTGCGTCAGGTCTTTGCTTTGGACATCGCCTCGACGCTGGACGAGTGCCAAGTTCTATATCCAGACTTTGATGACTTACCCGAGGACTGCCAGTTAATCATCGCGAACATGATGTTTAATATGGGCAGGCCGCGTCTCTCCAAGTTCAAGGGCATGAAGGCCGGTGTTGATGCTAGGGATTGGAACAGGGCGGCAGACGAGATGGTAGACAGTCGCTGGCACGATCAGGTTCCGAATCGCGCCAAGCGTTTGGTAAAGCGTATGAGAGCGCTGGCTGATGGCTAAGACTCCTGCATGGCAGCGCAAGGAAGGCAAGAACCCCAAGGGCGGCTTGAACGCCAAGGGCAGGGCTTCTGCTAGGCGACAGGGTATGAACCTGAAGCCACCTGTGAAAAGCGGGGATAACCCACGCAGAGCCAGTTTTCTTGCACGCATGGGCAACGCAAGGGGGCCAGAACGAGATGCGAAGGGCAAACCTACCAGGCTTCTGCTTTCTCTCAGGGCATGGGGTGCAAGCAGCAAGGCTGACGCTAGGAAGAAGGCGGCAGCAATATCCAAACGCAACAAAGCCAAGAAGGGAAAAGCATAATGCCAGGACATTATGGAAAGATGAAACCAAGCGGAGGCATGAAGAAGAAGGGTGCCAAGGCCAAGAAACAAGCAGCTACAGCTATAGCGATGAAGAAGGCTGGCAAAAGGCCAAAGCGTAGGATGTAATCACTTAGTCTTGCTGGTGTAGCACGCCCAGCAGATATCCTCGCCAGAGGCAAGTGACACCCAATCATCATGGGTATAGTCACAAGCCTTCTGACATCGGGCGCAGTTAAATGGAAGGCTCCTCCTCCGTGTCTTCTGTTTGCTGCGCTTCTTCATTTCTCTTCATCTCCAATCCTGCGTTCAAACATAGCAGAGCATGATTGAGCATTTCGGTAGCGTTCATCGGCTTTGTATGGCACCTGCCACCAAGGCTGACCACAATGCCATCGTTACGCGGTATAATCAGAAAAGTCGGCTCCACCATCTGTGATCCTCTCTATCTCTGTTGCAGTGATGTACCACCTGCCCTGAAACTGGTATCCCTTGATAACGCCCTTTTGAAGCAGGCTACGCAGGTGTTGCACCTTGGAACGCTTATCAGTACCGAAAAGTATCAGAGCCGCCTCACGGGGGCTTAGAATGGCGCTAGAAGGGGATATCTGGGTCATCGTCCTCTCCTTTGGCTTGTGGCGCAGCGTGCTTTGCGCTGATGACGTTGCCGATAGGCTTCATGGCCCTTTGTGATATGCCGTCAGCGATACTGTCCTCGCCCTCGTATTCGGTTACTCTTGAGATACGAATAGAGATAGTATTGTCCTCGTTGACGAACATCGACACTTGGTGACGCTGGCCTTCTCTGAACATGAGGTCAGCAGGAGCTTTCGACTCAAACGAATAAGGTTGCCAGTTGCCGTTGCTATACTGTGCCTTTGCTTTTGCATCAGTGTTTGCAAAGAGCTTGATGTATGTGATGGTTTCATAGCGTCTAGCCATTCTTTTTGAACTCCTTGTTCTGCTGTAAGCATTTGTTTTTGATTTCTTGATAAATGTCTGGGTGTTCGCGTCCGGCGACCTGCATCCATTTCTTGGTAAAGTCGCTGTTCATCCAATCATCAAGGCCCTTCTTATCAAATTCCGGTAGCCAAGTTTCAGCTTGCCGCTGCAACTCAATGATGTTTTCGTTGATTGTTTCTTGCTTTCTGTGTGCTGCGTCCACTTCATCAACAGACGCATACTCACCACCAGCAAGACCAAGAGATGCCAAGGCACGACCAATCGCAGAGGTTTCACAGTTTTCCAAGGCACTTGTCTTGTTGACGTTGCCTTGTCCTCTGATCTCTTCAGCCATGCCGCTGCCGACAATCGTGCCATCCATGTTATGGATTGTAGCTTTGACAACGACACGCACTGTGTCGTCCACCAGAATGTGTGTGTCTACACCGAAGGCAGTGCCATGCACCTGACGAAACGCCTCCATTCGATGCACCACCTGGGTGTATTTCTTGCCACCCTTTTGTCTCACGCCATGAGTGTCGTTCAACTCAGAGACAAGTTGCATTGTTTGTTTTAGGTCAGTCATATTTCTCTCCCAAACATTGACTGTTGTACAGGGTGTGGCTCCCAAAACAATGGTGTTTGGACGCCATCAATTTTTCTCGCCATGTGCTCTGGGCATCGACCGTAATCTTTGAAGTTGCGTGATACATTTACACTGTCAGCACTCGCAAAAGGCCAACGTTCACCGGCTAGAGACAAGCCTCTAAGCATATGTATCCAAGGCATCCTTTGATGTTTCTGTGCTAGTTTGTTGAACGCTGCGTCTGCCCTGGCGCACCAAGCATCTGATCCGACATTCCAATATTCACCGCTGGAGCCAAAACATATCTTGGAGTAGTGATCTGTGAGATACATCAGATAGTCAAAAGACATATCCATGTGCCAGACAGGCGCTCCAAACTCCGGTCCAAACGGCCACTCGGAAAGCAAGTTTCTCTGCTGTTCCTCGTCTCCACCGATGACATCTGGAATCACAGCCCAATGTGGGTGTGCTATTTTATTCTCAAGCCAATGATAAAGTTTGGTGCGGTCAAGATGTTTGCCTTGCGTGTAGGTTGTGAATGCGCCGTTGTCCCACATGACTGATTGCCCAATTTCCATGCAAGTTTTTGCCTGATATGCGTTGGCAAAACTCACACACAAATGTTTCCCAGCCATGCGGTACAACATCTCTTTAGGCGTCATCGGTGTGCCGTGGAAGTGAATCACGGTGATTCCCACTCCGAAACGATTTCGACAGTGTTGTGGGTTGCGGTCAGACGCCCACTCTCTAACAAAAATTGTTGAGAGAGAAACGTCGCCAAGTCCTCTTGGAAAATTGGCTCGTGATCTCCAACACAAGCAGCTTGAATATCTTCAACCAAGACCTTGCGAGGTGACCATAACTCCAAAACGTAGCGGATGGTGGAATCATCGACAGGACACAAACGTGCAAAACAAACCCTATACGAATGACGCATCACTTTTCCTCTTGAGCATGTAGTAAACTGCTAACGCGCCAAGCATTTTGCTCACCACCATCACAACAAACCCATACCAACTAAAGAAGCCAAGCATGAGCATGAACACCGCACTATCTGCCGGTGTGCTAACTGCTGATGAGATAAGAATACGCTCTTTGAGTGGCTTGCCGCTGTAAGTGTAGACAGCCCAATCCACCAGCTCACTGATGGCAAATGCTACCGCACTGGCAACAGCCACAAATGGGTTTGCAAGCAGGTAACTTAAAACCAAGCCTACGATCATGGGAATGAATACTTTGTGGCCCAAGTCGCGCTGTGCAAAGTCTCGCAAAACAAACACAAACCCAACAAGCAAACTCATGGGTGCAAACATTTCGCCGCCTGGCAAAGAAATCATAGGAATGTAAGTAAACCCTATATTTGCGATAACGATTGCGCCTACATATCCAGCGCTTGCGCGATATTTATTCATTATTTTCTCCTGTTTGAATGTTAAGTTTTTCTGAGATGAGGTGAACGAACAGAGCCAAAGCCCTCTCCATGTCAGCTAACTTCTCGTTGTTCTTGTCTACCAAGAGTTGCAGATGATCGACGCGCTGAAAAAGATCGTTTACTTGGTCTTGCAATTCAGCGCCATGATCTATGCGGTCATTTAAAGCGCACTCCTGTTCATGTAGTTTCACAAACGCTTTATTGATGCCTTCCTGCAAATCAAGCGGTGTGAAATGACCCTGATCGTGTTCATACGCCATGGTAAAACTCCTTGTGCCACATGACCATTTGACCGCGCCCTGACCTAGCTTTGCGCCTGCTACCATCAGTGATGATGATGCCCTTGTCTTTTAGTGGCTTGAAACGTGGCGTGATGCTGTTATAAGCATGTCGCGGCAGGGCATTGCAGACCTCATCAGCAATCGCGCCTGCTGCACCAAACTCCCAGATTGCATCGGCTACTACGCTTTCCAAGGCCGTCGCGTCGATGCTCTCTGCGGCGTCGTGGCTAGTGGCAGGGTCATCCCTGCGCACCAGCTTGTATACCGGGGTTGGTTCGATCATTTAACATCTCCATACTTGCTGTCGCGGATTTCGCGCAATCTTGTGTACAACAGCATTTCATTGGCGATGATGCGCAGGTGCTTGACCTCGTTCTGATCCATCATCTCACCAAGATCATTGACGCCAACACCAAGGTTAAACTCCAGAGCCGTCACGACCCCCTCAAGTTCTTCCTCAGAAAACGTAATGCTTACTTTCGCCTTGGGGCGACCTGCTTTATTAGCCATTAGAACCTCCATAACTGGTTGGCTACGTCTACGATACTTGGGCCATGACGCCGTGCGATTTCGTTGAAGTCTGGCTGCACTAAGCCAGCTAGGGTGCGCCATGATCCGTTTGCGGCTTTCAACAGATTCTGACTGATCTGCCATGACCGCACTGCTTCAGCGTATGCCTTCTCCAAAGCGTCAGGCTTGAGTTGGTCACAGTTGTCGGCATCGGCTATGTAGTAGCCAGACGCGGAGACAAACAGCAGTGACGGTGGCTCACCTGTGGCTTTGTCATAAACGGATTGCTGAATTTGTTGCTGCGCTGTGGGTGTGATGCCTTCCACCTTTGGCACGCGCCAAGAACGGGTGCCGTCCTTTTTAGGTGGATTGCGCAGGGGCGGCTTGGCTTTGAGATCACATTGAATGCCGCCGCCGGAATAATCTTGATAGAGCATGACCGGCACATCAATCTTTGGCTCGTTGTGCCAGCGTTGATATTCACCCTCAATCATGTTGGCGTGCTTAAAGCGCTCCTTCACACCTTCTGCGGCATGTAAGATCATGTCAGGAATATACTCCTTGAACGCCTCAAACTCTTCAGCGTCCTTGCCGTCATCCCATGTGCGTGGCTTGTATTTGTTGAAACGCTGCATGGCCTCTGCGATCGCCTTGGTTTGCTCCATGCCATCTTGCTGGCCAATCAGTGGCTGATACTTGTCGAGTCCAAGTATTTTGTTTGCGCCGTCCTGCACGACGATGCCGCACATGGGACGCGCTGCCATCGGCATCTTCACTTGCAAGTGCCTACAATGCAGCTTGAGAACAAACTCCCATTTTGGTTGCGTAGCGCCAAACGCACTATCGTGCTTGGCGTTGAACTCTTCTCTGTACTCTGGCGTTTCCTGTGTCATAACCTGCCTATTCGTGTGTTATCGTGTCTTTCGTCAACAGTATTTGCATATGAATTGACTATGTGTCAACAACAATGTAGAAAAAAAGAATGACGTTATCTGAGTATCTAAAAGCAAAGAAGATCAGCCAGGCCAAGTTCGCTTACAGGTGTAACTTGTCACGCGCCACTATCTGCCGGATACTCGACGGCAGTAGGTATCCGTCACCGGAAACCATGCGGCGTATTTTTCTAGCAACAGATGGCGAGGTGAAACCAAATGACTTTTTTACCGAAAAAATGCGAGGAATGTAACGGCTCTGGCTGGGTGCGTATAGCATCAAGCTGGGATGAGGGTGATGTTGTGCCTGATCTTTGCCCTGACTGTGATGGCACTGGTGAGTTTTACCTACAGCGTCCTGAGTTTTTCCAAGAAGGTGACACAGATGCGCAGGGTGCTTTGAAGTGAGTCGCATGTCGCGCAACAAAGGCTCTGCCTTTGAAAGATGGTGTTGCAATGAAATTAAGGACCATCTTGGTTACGAGAATGTTCGCAGGAACCTTTCTCAATATCAGGAAAAGGGCGGCGCAGATATCCTGATCCCGCACTGGTCTATCGAATGTAAACGCTACGCCAAAGGCCCTGTGGGCGGCTCTGACGCCATGTGGGCGCAAGCTGTGGACTCTGCTGCCCTGCACAGGCTGTCGCCTTGTCTGATCGTAAAATATGACAGGCAGGAGCCAACCTGCCGCCTGTTTCTCTCCAGCGTAAACCCTGAGTTTACTGGTAGTGACGCAACGGTTCTCGTTTCTCTGCCGACTTGGTTCTATATCGTGCGCGAGGCTATCCCGTTCTGAGGGTTGCGTGTCAACACGATCCATGATATTTAAGATTTGTTCTTAGCATTTGCCGTGCAGCAAACGGCGGCATTGCCTAGTAAGCAGCGCAATGCATCATGCTTTCCTTTTATTTATATAAAAAAGGCATGGCTGAGTGCATCGCATAGCAGGCATTGCTTAGGATCATTGCCGCGCAGCATTGCTAGACGATTTTCCTCCCTAAACTAAGAGGGGCTTTCGCCCCTCTCTCTTTTACTTAGTAAAAGACAGTTTGCTGCCTTTCCAGTGATAGTGATGCTTGGCGTGGCAGTTGTGGCACAACACAAAACATTTCTTCAGTTCTTCCACAATCGTTGCCCACTTGTAATGTGTGGCACTGCCAATGTTGAACAGCTTGTTTGTCTTGTGGTGGTGAAAGCACAGACTAGCAGGGTGTTTCTCGCCACATTTGCAGCAACCATGTGCTGCCTTGGCAAGGTCTAAATAGGCTTGTCGTCTAATTCTAATTTGCTTGTTGTCCACAGTGATGCGTTTCTTGCAGCGTGCAAACACCTCTGGTGATCGCCAATCCTCGCCGTTCTTGGACTTCTTGTTGTAGCCCCAGAATATCTTGCCATCCTCTCGCACGTCGCCGTGCTGTAGTTTTCTAAGCATTGTTTGATCCTTTCTCTTTTACTTTTTGCGCCACACACGCCAACCGATTCTTGGCACCTTGCGCATGGTAGCAGCTTGATTTCCATGATAATGACGGATGCTATCCTTCAGTTTGCTGGCTTCCTGTTCTGTCTGGAATAGCACAGACTCACCGGCACGCATCTTGATGGCTAAGTCACCTGACCAAGATCGAGGTCGCCCGATTGGAATCGGAACTGTGGTGTCAATCTCTACAACTCTTTTCATATATCTGGTCCTTTCTCTGCTACCAGCTTGTCATAGACGCGCTGTGACTTCAGCAACAGTGCTACAGGTTGCGGCACTTTGCGCTTGCCGCTTTCGTAGTACCAGATGGCCTGCTCACTCACTCCGATGCGCTGTGCCATTGCTTTGATGGTAAGCCCTAGCCTCTGCCTTTCGGCTTTGAATTGTTCCGCTGTCATGCTATGTTCCCTTTGCTAGTGAAGGCAGGGGGCTTGCTGATCCTTTCCCCCTGCCTTTTCTCTTTCATGTGTCGATCTCTTGACCGGCTTTTGCCTTGTCAATAATCGTTTCCATTGAAAACCCGCACACATGCGTCAAGACGCTATCCACAACCTCGCGGTATTCGTCGCCTTCAAGGTCATGCCACCTTGCCTCGTCAGCGTCTAAATATTTAGACACTAGTCGCCCAAAGTACCTGACAGGCTCCTCGTCGATCTGTATGGCTTTTGCGAATTGCTCATAGGCAAAGGTCTTTTGATCTTCAGTCATTTCTCTGATCCTTTCTCTGTCAGCACCAGTGGTCGGTGCCTGTTGTGATGGGGCCAATCCCCGCGCTGTGCGTCGTGTCGTGTTCCAGTAGCTCGGCGTAGCGTTGCCGTGCCTCTGTCTCGGTCTCGCAGACCTCCCAATGATCATAGAGGAAAACACCCTCTGCCCATTGCTGGCACTGCTCACCAGTGCCGCGCCGCTCTGTATAGAAGACAACCCACATGACTAGCGCCACAACGTCGGGTCGGGGAAGATCAGCACCATAACGACGACGACAAGCGCCATTGCTACGAAAAACAACAGGGTGTTAAATATCTCGCGCACCCAGAACCACAGGTCGTTCATTGCTCTGCCCCCTAGTAGTTGATGCCGACAATGCGCTGCCGACCGCTTTTGGTTGTCTCAATCTCAACATCGACGCTGCGACCTTCCATGCCAGCATGGATGATATATGCGTCTGATATGTTGGCTTTAGTGCGCACCGCTTGGCCTGTTGTGAATGTGATTTCAAAAGCCGGGTTGCCCATGCTGGAATTAGCCAGCCGCTTGATGGTCTTGATTGTCTTTCTCATTAGTCTGCCCTCACCAGCATAAGTTCAAAATGCTCTTCCTCGCACAGGATCGCCATGTTCAAACGGTCCATGACGCTGAACATCTGGTGCCATTTGCCATTGCCGCAGAAATCCTTGTGGTATTTCTTGGCGGCGTTGTTGGCGAAATATGTCCACAGCTTTACCGCTTTGTTGCGGTCATAGGTGCCAGCATCAAAACGCTTTTGCAGGTTCTTCTCTATGCTCTCGCGTTGCTGTTGGTACAGGACGCCGTCATTGATTGCGAACAGATACAGTTCGCGGGTTTCGTGTGAGTGTTCCATGATCTGATCCTTTTTTGTTATGGGTTGCTGATGGGCCTCATCAGTGCCGGCATCACCGGTCAGACATAGCGCGACGTTGCCGCGCCATGTTTCGGCCTATGCCAGCGTGAAATCTGCCAGCGTGCGGGTGTTGTTGTAACGTCTGGCACGCTTGCCCCATTCCAGCCATTCGGCATAATAACAATGGGTATGTGCTTCTAAAGCGTGCTTGCCGTCCTGATCGACAAAGACGCGACGATCCGTTTCGGTAAGCGGATGTTGTTCAACGTATCCGCTGCTGCCGTCAAACGCGATTGCGTGTTTAACTTCTATTTTCATGATCTGATCCTTTCTTATTTCCAAAAGCGCGTGCCGTAGGTGGCAAAGCAAAAGACAAAGCCCACCATGCTAACAATTGAAAGCACGATAGACGTTTGAGTAAGCCAATTATCGCCGCCGACATGCAGAGCAAAGATGCCAAGCACAAGCCAAAAGAACGACATAAACAGGGAAGAGGCCATAAATACGCCGCAGTCAAACTTGGCAGCGCGTGAATGGTAAGCGTCTAAGTCATAGCGTTTCATTTGTCTGATCCTTTGTTTGATTTCTAGTAACTACGCTCAGCGCCGCCTTCTGCACGCCATGTAGCACACTCATCGTAAAACGCGCGGTCGTCGTGGTATTGCTCATAAGCAATAATAAATTGATCCTCTGCCGCTGTGTGAAGCGATAGAACAAGCGGGAAGGCGGTGGCGGACTCAATGTCCGAGATGATCACCTCAATGTCTTCCTGAATACGGTTATAGGCCGACACGCGTATTTCCTGATCTTCACCAAACATCGGGTTGTGCATGTCATGGTAATTGTCGGCCATGCCGTGCAATGCTTCGATGATGCCTTGTGCTTCGGCTTTCGTTTGAATTGCTGGTATATTCATTGTTCTGATCCTTCGCAAAAATTGATAGAAACTCCGTAATAACCATTGGCTAGTATACTGTCAACAAGAAAAATGATATTTGAGAAATATGCTTTGCACGGCACAGCACAGCACAGCACCGCACAGGCTCCTATATATATGTGTTAGCCAAGGCATCCGAACTCCTGTCTGACATGCGCTGAACTCCTGTCTGATATATCTCAGCACGCACAGCATAGACAGAGACGCGCAGCATTGCCGGTGCAGCATTGCAGCGCCGCGACGCTGGCTGGTGCAGGGGGGGTCAAGACGAAGGCATGCCACCCGTGAGCCGACGCCGAGCTGTATATATGTTAATTGACCCTTACCCACACACAGCCGGAGGAGACATGGCTAGGCTAACCCAGAGCAAGGCAGAGGCAGTTGCATCGTTGGTGATGGACGGTCACAGTCTTGTGAGTGCTTGTAGGCAGGCGAAGATCAGTAGGTCGTCGTTGTATGCCAAGATGCAGGATGATGTTGAGTTAGGTAATCTTATCCGCAGGGCGCAGCAGCAGAGTGCTGAGAAGGCGTTAGAGGATGTAGAGGTTATGTATCAGGATCAGCTTCATGGTAAGAAGAAGTATGATCCGAATGTGTTGCGGGATTATGCCCTGCATGTGCGTTGGAAGGTCGGCAAGGTCATGCCGGATCAGTATGGTGATGCGAAGAACCGTGCTGGTGTAGAGGTGAGTGACGGCACCGTGCGCATTGTTTGGGAAAGCGATGCTGCAAGTTAAGATTCCTTACAAGCCAAGAGAGTTACAAGCTGAGATGCACACCAGCGTGAAGCGTTGGAACGTGCTTGTAATGCACCGCCGCTTTGGTAAGACGGTTTGGGCAGTCAATCATCTGATAAAGTATGCACTGACTTGTGAGCTACCCAGGCCACGGGTTGCGTTTATTGCGCCCACCTTTACGCAGGCGAAGCGTATTGCTTGGGATTATGTAAAGTATTATGCGTCTGTGATTCCTAGCGTTAGTTTCAATGAGACTGAACTGCGTGTAGACTTTCCTAATGGTGGCAGGCTGATGCTTTTGTCTGCCGAAAATCCAGATAGTTTGAGAGGTATCTACCTTGATCTATGTGTATTCGATGAGTTTGGCATGCAAAATCCCAGGGTGTGGGGGGAGGTTGTACGTCCTGCCTTGTCTGATAGGGAGGGTGCGGCTGTATTTTTAGGCACCCCAGCAGGCCATAATCATTTTTTTGATTTATTGGAACAGGCCAAGTCAGAGACGGCGAGTGGTTCTGACCAGTGGTATCACAAGGTTGTGAAGGCGTCTGAGAGCAATCTTGTAAAGGCAGAAGAGCTTGAGGCTGCGCAAGCGCAGATGACGCCGGAACAATACGAGCAGGAGTACGAGTGTTCATTCACCGCTGCGATTATCGGAGCCTACTATGCAAAGCTGCTGGTTGATGCCGAAGATAGTGGAAGGGTTACAAGGACTCCATATGATCCTGCTTATCCTGTGCATACCGCATGGGATTTGGGTATAAACGACAGCACAGCTATCTGGTTTGCGCAGGTCTTTCGTGGTGGTGCGGTAAATATCATCGACTACTATGAAAGTTCTGGCGTTGGTCTTGACCATTACGCAGACATTCTCAAGCAAAAAGATTATCACTATGGCGACCACTTGGCGCCGCATGATATTGAAGTGCGGGAGTTGGGGTCTGGTAAAAGTCGTCTGGAGACTGCATACTCGCTAGGCATACGTTTTCGTGTTATACCGAAAATGAAAGTTGCCGATGGCATCAATGCAGCTAGGCTGCTGATACCTAAATGCTGCTTTGACAGAGATAGGTGTAAGGATGGATTGGAAATGCTCAGACAGTATCGTCAGGATTGGGACGATAAAAGAAAGGTATTTCGCGATCATCCAAGGCATGATTACACATCTCATTGTGCGGATGCGTTTAGGTATCTGGCTGTTGGGCTGGAAAACAGGGCAAGTGTTGGACGCCCTTCACAGCAAACTGCGCTTAGTGAATACAATCCTTTCCAGATTTAGGAGATAGCTATGGCACCTGTAGTAGCACCTGTTTTGAAGCCAATCAAACAAGTTGCAGATGTAGTAGCTGATCCTGTTGCTCAGGTGGTTCAAGAAGCTGTCAAAGCGCCTGCGGTTGCAATCAATGTGGCTGAAACACCATTGAAGGCAGCAACAAAAGCCGTAGAAGTTGCATCTCAACCTGTACTGGAAGCAAGCAAAACCATTGTTGAGACAGCCAAAGATGTGGTCGAGCCGCTTGAGAGGCCAGTCAAAAAGGCTGGCAAAGAGATAACAAACATTGCAAAGGATGTGGTTAAACTTGCAGGCGAGGCTTTTGAAGAGGTTGTCGAGAAGCCGGTGAAGAAAGTCGGCACAGAGCTTGTTGATACAATCACTGGCATGAACAAAGAAGATCGTCGCGGCACAACACCTGTTGCAACGCCAGAGGTCACACCAGAGGTAGTTCCAGATGACGGCGGTTTGCGTGGACGTAGACGAGATACGCGCTCAAAGAAACCTGGTGCTGCTGGCACCCTTCTTGAGGGCGGGGGCGTTCTTTACGATTAGGAGTAAGCCATGAGTTTTTTAACACCAAAGTTTCCTGCACCGCCACCGCCGCCAGCGCCGCCACCAAAACCAGATATTGGCAGGGCGCGTGGAATGGCTGAAGAGGCTGAACGAGAAGAGCGTCAGCGTCGTCGTGGACGTGGCTCAACCATTGTTGCGGGTGCGCTTGGTGAGCAAACAGAACAAACTGGCGGCACCCCAACCTTGATGAGTTAGACATGGCAAAAGAAGCAGCGCCCATAATCAAACGCTACAACAGCCTGAAGTACAAGCGTGACAACTGGGACACGCACTATCAGGAACTTGCCGACTACATGCTGCCGCGCAAAGCAGACGTTGTGAAGAAACGCTCTCGCGGCGAAAAGCGCATGGAGTTGATCTATGATGGCACGGCGCTGCAAGCCATAGACCTTATGGCTGCTTTTCTGCATGGCATGCTCACCAGTGGTGCATCTCCTTGGTTTCATTTGGATGTCAAAGATGAGGCCATGAACCGTGATGACGAGGTGCGCGGTTGGCTGCAAGACACCAGCATGCGTATGATGCAAGCCTTTCAAAGGTCAAACTTTGAGACAGAAGTGCATGAAGCATATGTTGATCTTGTTGTGTTTGGCACAGCCTGCATGTTCTGTGAGATGGACAAAGACAAGCTGCGTTTCAGCACACGCCATATTTCGGAATACTATGTATCTGAAGACCAGTACGGTATGGTCAACACCGTATATCGTCTTTACAAGTCGAGCGCACAGCAAGCTGTAGAACGGTTTGGTTATGACAATGTCGGTGATTTTATTCGCAAGACATTTGAGAAAAAGCCTGACGATGAGGTTGAGATTCTGCACGCAGTCTCACCGCGCATCCAAAGAGATGTGACGAAGCCAGACAATCTGAACATGCCGTTCATGTCTGTGTATGTCTGCAAAAAGTCAGAGATGATTATTAGCGAGGGTGGCTTTGAAGAACTGCCATATGTTGTGCCGCGCTTCTTGAAAGCAACGGGCGAGACTATGGGGCGCTCTCCTGCTATGACCGCTCTGCCTGATGTGAAGATGCTCAATCTCATGTCAAAGACAATCATACAGGCTGCACAAAAACAAATTGACCCGCCATTGCTTGTGCCTGATGACGGCTTTCTTTTGCCCATCCGTACACAGCCAGGTGGTTTGAACTTTTTCCGTGCTGGCACTAGAGAAACAATTACACCGCTCAACACGGGCGCAAACATTCCTATTGGCTTGAACATGGAAGAGCAGCGTCGCGCTGCCATTCGACAAGCGTTCTATGTAGATCAGATTCTGACCGCAGGCTCTCCGCAGATGACAGCAACAGAAGTCATACAGCGGCAGGAAGAACGTATGCGTGTCATTGGACCTGTGCTTGGTAGGTTGATGAATGAGTTGCTGCGTCCGCTAATTGATCGTGTGTTTGCTTTGATGCTCAGATCAGACATGCTTGCGCCTGCACCAGAAGTGTTGCAGGGCATGGACATTGATATTGAATATGTTTCGCCGTTGGCAAGAGCGCAAAAGTCTAGTGGTCTGAACAACACTATGAGGGCGCTTGAGATATTGTTGCCGCTGTCAGAGGGTCTGCCGGTTGCAGATCACATTGATCCTGATGGACTTGTGCGGCATGTCACTGACTCACTTGGTGTGCCAAAGGTTACTTTGAAGTCGCAACGTCAAGTCAATCAAATGCGTGAGCAACGTGCGCAGGCACAGCAAGAGGCGATGCAAAGACAGCAAGAGCAAGAGGATGTCTACACCACAGCACAAGCAGCGCAGGCTGTAAGGATGGTAAGCGATTGAAGGATATCGACCGATTAAAATTTATGTACCGTGAGACATTCGACACAGAACACGGTCAGAAAGTTTTGCGAGACTTAGAGGCACGCTCAAACTGGCGTGCTTCTAGCTATGTGGCTGGCGATGCCAATGCCACAGCTTTTGAAGAGGGCAAGCGTGCCGTTCTTCTACACATCCACAACATGATGATTAAGGAGTAACTATGTCAGAGGAAGCTATCGAACAGGTAGCCCAGCCCGAAGCAGCACCGCTGGAAACACCAGCAGAGGTTGCCCAAGGCGGGTCTGGTGACGATTTCTTGTCGATGATACCAGAAGAAATAAGAGAGCATCCAAGTCTTTCGCCTATCAAGGATGTCTCAAACCTTGCAAGGTCGTATGTCAATGCACAGCGTTTGATTGGTGCAGATAAACTGCCTCTGCCTGCCAACCCTTCAGATGCAGACCTAGACAACATCTATGGCAAACTCGGCAGACCAGAGAGTGCAGATGGGTATGATATTGCAGCAGATGGCGCGATAGTCACAGAAGACGTTGCAAAGTCATACGCAGAAGCTGCACATGCCCTGCGTCTTACGCCAGATCAGGCAAGCGGTATCCTTGAGTATTACAAGGGCATAGCATCTACTGCATCTGAGATGAGCGTCGAAGCAGAAAACCAACAAAGGGCTTCAACAGAAATGGCGTTGCGCCAAGAGTGGGGTGAAGAGTTTGATGCTAGGATTGCGGATGCAGGCAAGATTGCAAAACAGTTTGGTAGTGCAGAGTTGCTTGATATGCAACTTGCGGATGGCACCAAGGTGGGTAATCACCCAGATTTTATCCGTGCGTTTGCAAATATGGCAGAGTTCCGCTCTCGTGTTACAAGTGAGGACACTGTTTCAGATTCTGCGCAAACCAGTTTGCAGTCGCGTCAGTCCGCACAGGAAGAGATACAGGCGATCATGCACGGTCCTAATTACATGAACAGAAAAGACCCTGTTGCACGCCAAGCCGCAATTGATAGAGTGAATGAACTTATGGGCGTATTGCATGGAACAGAATGAGTTGATAGAAATACGCTTAGAGTGTTTACGTTACGCAATCGAGTATGGTAGTGCGCGTGACGTTTTAGAACCTCACCTGCTTGCAGATAAATACTTTGAGTGGGTGATGCGGGGTAGCGATGAAAAACGTCCTGCTGGCAGTCGGAAAGACGACAGCGCCACAAGCGCTAAAAAAGCCAGGAGCGTCCGCAAGGGTAGCGCACCGACATTAGTGTAAACGAAACCGTGTGAGAGGAGGACAGTATGTCCCAACAAATCACCACGGCGTTTGTACAACAGTATTCTGCCAATGTGCAGATGCTATCCCAACAGATGGGTTCTCGTCTGCGGGATGCGGTGCGCCTTGAGACTGTTGTAGGTAAGAACGCCTTCATCGACCAGATCGGTAGTGTGACTGCGCAACTGCGTAGCAGCCGCCATGCCGATACACCACAGATTGACACGCCAC